TGGTTCTTTCTGAATCGTTGTCTCGCCGCTGGCAATCCTTTCTTCCATTTCCGACTGGTCGCACACAAACCAAAGATCATCTTTTGGCAGCGCTACTTTTGGGTCATCCAAACGATGATAGCCGTACAGGCGCTCATTCAGAGGCACGTTAGAATCTAACAATGTCGATCGAGGGCTGACGCCAACCTTGATGCCTTTTTCAATGCACTTGGATAGCCAAAACTCAACACAAGCCCTGCCGGCTTCTGCAAAATGCAGATTGCCCTTGTAGCTGAAATCAATCCCAAATAGGTCGATGTGCGCAACATTGTTCCAATAGGCAAAAGCCACGGCATAAGCCACCGTCGTGTTCATGTAAGCACATTTCGTGGCTTCGACCACCTCTTGCAGAGGATACTCAACAATCCAAGGCACCCGATCGTCTAATTCGCAAGAATAAATAGGGATTTCCAAAACCGGAAGGATTTCACGCATGACGTCCGTTTGCTTGCCAGCGTCGTTCGTGTCGAAGAATCGGCTGGCGGGGTCCATCATAAAGAGCCGGTCTAAATCAAAAACAGCGGCTGAACTGCCACATCCCCACGTCTCGTCCCAATTGACGGAATTTTCTCTCGCAATGACGTAATCAATCTGAGATATGCCCAAGCCAAGCAGGGCAACGTGTGCGCCCTCAAGCTCGTCAAGCCGTTCCACTAAGAAACGCCTTGACGAAGCGAATCGTACCTATATTCGTCACGTTGCTTCCGACCCTCAGAGGTATTCTTCATTCTAGCCAGCGCTTCTTTGAATCGAGCCTCAAAGGTGCCAATAACGTCTGGAGCTTCTTTCAAGAAAATGGCCGCTTCGACTAAAGTTCCATACAGCAGGGCATCAGGGTAATCGGTAGATAACACCGTTGTGCCGGAATCCGCGCCGGAAGTTAAGCTCGCCGGCTTATACAGATAGTGAATCTCAACCGTGTAGGCTTGGTCCGGTATAGGGCTGAGCTCGAAAGCTGTGTCATCGAGCAAACTGTAATATTTCGGTCGGCCCTCAACGGTCGTTGTGGGACTAAATTCTTTGATAAAGCTGGGATGCTTGAAATCGAGGTAGTAATATCTGTTGCCCGTAATGATTGCAGCTGAAAACGGCGCGTAGAAGTCAGTCGGCGTGGCCAAGAAACGGTTTGACGCAGTTGTTGCGCCCTGCACATTCTTTCTCTGCACGGGCAGCTGAACATGATCAAATATCCGGTTTTCCGATTCTTTGATCAGGGTGTTGAGCTGCGCAGTGAATGTCGTCTCGGTAGACTCCATGAAGTCTTGAACGGCTGTTTTTAATGTCGCTAGTGTAAAACTCATGTTTCTATCGTGACCTCGCCAACGCTACATGAAACCTCAAAGGTGTCCAGCACCGAGCCGAGTATACCATCGCCCACATTTGTATAAACCAAAAACTTATTATTGTCGTCGCTCGTGTCTGGGCGCGGATTTTTTAAGGATTGCGGATCTGCGGGGAAAGATTTTCGATCAATCTGCGGGTGCTTAGGTGACCATTGATCTGGGCCGACCAAAAGGCCGTCCCAAGTCATTTTCATCTCTCTAAGATTGTATCGGAATCCAGTGATGTCACAGATCCCGTAAGCCTCTTTGCCGCTTGCGTATGCCATTTTTTATGCGGAATTATATCCGCGTAAGCTAGGAGCAATCCTAAAGCTTGTGCGGTCTTCATCTTGTGACTTGGCGCGCTCAAATTCTTCCTCGTACATCTGTTTAAGCATGCCGGTTCGCTCGGGCGCCTTTTTTAAACTCATGTAATACGCCAAACCAGCGGCCAGACACGGATAAAACCGGAAGGGAATGTCCATTGTGTTGGCGCCTACATCTGCGTCATCCATCCTGGTCAGAACATTCATATGCACGGTATAGGTGCTGGACTTGTCGGGCACCGGCCAGACCGTGATCGTGGGCGTAAGTTGTTTGTTGATAAATACTTGGTTTGGCTTTCCAGTGGTTGATTTCGTCGCCAAATGCGTAAACTCAGCGCGGCTCATTCGATTGAGCGGCATATCAGTGTCTGTGCCACCGAGTGTTTCGCGGACAAACACGTCTAGCACATCGATCGGCGCTGTCGCATTTGTGCTGTCAATGTTGTAGGTGCCAGTGTCTTTCACCATGGCCACTGTTTTTTCAGTGACCGTCCATTGGTTTAGACCTCGATTGGCCCACTCAGCCAGCATCAAATTAAGACTTCTGGTTGCCGATTTTAAATCGTAGCCAGTTCGGAGCTCTAAACCGCAGCGCTCAAAAGCCTCTTCAACGTAGTCCGCTACGTCAAGCTCGAAATCTTTTGATCCTGAGACTGCCATTAGATCAGCTCCATTTTACTTGATTAGACCACCAGGCGCCCGACATCCTGCCCTTGGCAATATTTTTGGCGTGTCGCGCCCTAAAACTCGCCCGCCGAGCAGTTTGGCGTGCGCTCTCTCCTTTTCTGGGAGCGCCCGCCGTTGTCACGCCCTGCTGGCCAAAGCGTATGGTTTTTATGCGATCGCCTTCCTTGGCCACGACAACGTGGCTGCTGGTCGGATGGCTAGGCGTCCTTTTCGGCTTGTTGAATCCAGACACGCCGACTCTCTCCAATCGCGGGTCTTTCTTCATCTTATGACCTGAAAACCGTCAGCGTGTTGAAGGTCGAAACCGTGTATTGAACGTATATTCCGTCTGAAAATACCATTCCCTCATCAGGAATTGACAAATCCCTAGTGGCTGTTGCTGACGCCACTGTGCCAACCTTAAAAATACTAGTGCCGGTCGGGCTGGTCGTCAGAAAATCCAACACGCCAGCAGTGCCGGTGCAGACAAGATTAATACCAGCAAATCTCGCTCTTCCTTGGAAGATAGCATCTGCCGCTGAGGCATTGACGCCAGCAGAGACGTTGCCGGCCGGATTGCCCACCGCTGAGATACCAGAGATGGTTAAGAAATACTTAGCACCAGTAGCGGTTCCTGCATTAGCACCAGTGATCGACTCAGTTTGAGCGTCACCGTTAACATCCGTACCCGTTACAGTAAAGGATTTAGCCGCATCATTACCCGCCGAAAGGATCGTAACGATTCTTCCGTGCGAGAGTGCAACAGCACCGCCGCTGGCCAACGCACCACCTATTACAAGGGCTGCGTTATTTCCAACGGCTGCTGCTACCGATATACCATCGGCATCTAAAGCTACCGTATCGGCAGTCAAATTGACCGCCTTTACGTCAGACCCAGTGAGTCGAGTTCCCATACGTTACTCCCTTACTCAAATGGAGTCGCGAGTGTGCCGTCGCCATGCAAGAACGCCTCACAATGCCACACCGCTGCACTGGTCGCTACCAGGCGAATAACCCCGCCTACAAGCCAACCCTGCGCTGCCGAACCCAAATCAATGGTATCGTCATTACTGGCATCTGGAATGAAGGTGTTATTGTCTTCTGCGGTTGCCGGATCAAAAAGCGTTGCAAAACCAGAAAACAAGTCGCTGGAGTTGGCCGTATTGATCTGCCCCGCGCCTGAGAAGGTGGTGCCGACGATGAACGTGTAGTTCAGTCCAGCCGCCGCCGTAGGCAACGTAACCACGATACCGGCGGCTCGGTTCAACGTATAAACCGTGCCCGAATCGGTGGACTCAACGCTCTTGGTAGCAGACGTAATGCTGCTGACGTTCGAGTACGAAGAAACATAGCCCGTTGTCGTGATATTACCGCTGGTGTCAATATCCAGATTAGTGGTTACCGCGCCAGTTTTGGCGGTCACGGTGATTTGTTCAAAGCCATTTTCGGACCGGACCGGCCCATTAAAAGTTGAATTAGCCATAATTTCCTCCTCGGAAACTCATCTATCGTCTTGGCGAATGTCCGCTAGGGCGGTCGATAGAATCAAAAATTATCCTAGACAGTCCGAGTATAGCACCGTTTCAACAAACCGCCAGATCGTTAATAGAAATGGCGGGCAAAACCTGAACATCATCAAGGGCGCGGTCCAAAACTTTTTGTTTTTGAACTAAAACTTCAGCCATTCTTGCGTCCAAACTGCCATCAACAACCAGATGTTGGATCAAGACTGAATCCTGCTGCCCAATCCTGTGGCAACGATCTTCAGCCTGTGAAACGTCTCCTGGCACCCACGAAAGCTCTGCAAAAACCACATGGCTTGCCGCTGTC